CGACACGGCACCTGGCGCAGGGAGCGCGGAGTATCTCCGCCTCAACCCGTCCCCGGGTCTGAAGCTCGCTCGGGCAAACATTCTTCCTGGTGAGGTCCGCAAGGACATGCTCACCCCCATGGGAAGGCTTGGATCTCGGACGGTCTCCGGTTCGTACAACGGTGATATCTCCGTCGGAGCATGCGATACTTTCCTGCAAGCATTGATGAGGTCAACCTGGACGGCTGCTGTCGACATCGACGAGACGGACATGACCTCCATCACCACCACTACTTCAACCATCGTGGCGGCGGCAGGTTCCTGGTTGACCGAAGGCGTTCGGGTTGGAGACATCGTTCGTCTCACGGACCATGCCACCACGGCCAACAACAACTTGAACCTTCGGGTCACGGCCGTGGATGCTACCACCATCACAGTGGCAGGTACTCCTCTGACCGTGGACGCTTCTCCAGATACCTCCTTCACCCTGACCATCCTCAAGAAGCTGGTCAACGCCACGACTCCGGTACGTCGGTCTTTCTACATCGATCAGTACTACCAGGACATCGATCAGTCGCAGGTCTTCGGTGGGTGTCGGGTCGTTGGTGCTACCATTCGAGGTCAGCCCGACGGAATGGCCACGATTGAGTTCCGGCTGCTTGGTGCTTCGATGGAAGGACTGGCCACCGGATCTTCTCCGTACTACACCTCTCCGACTGAGCATACCAATGAAGGTCTCGTCTTCACGGATGCTCTACTCGGTCTGGATGGAACCGATATCGCTATCGCTACCGCGTTCGAACTGGACATCAACCTTGGTGGTGCAACGCTGCCCATCATCGGCGGATCTACTACGCCCGATGTCTTCGATGACAACATGGTGGTTGGAGGCTCCATCTCCCTGGTCCGACAGGATCTCACTTACGTGAGCGCCTTCGATGCCGAGACCGAGTTCGAACTCAACGTCCTTCTCCAGGAACCGACCGGGACCCCGAAGAAAGCCTTCGGCCTCTACGTTCCTCGGATCAAACTCACCGATGCCGATGCTGCTCTCGGATCCGATGGAGCCATGGTGGAGTCTCTTCCGTTCATGGCTGGTCTGCAGGCTTCGGCCACGGGCTACGATCAGACGATGCTCGGTATCTACACCGAGACCTGATAAACCCTAACCCTCTTATGACTGCACGCACTTAAGAGGTCTAGTTGAAGAAGAATCATTTGTCCTGTGTCTCCGTCGTGCTGGGGAAGAGCACTCGTTTCCGCAATTCACTCAGGCGTGCCACGGCGGAGGCTCAGGACAAACTCGGAGGCTTATGATGAGCACGCCGTCAGAAGGACAGGAAGCACAGGGAATCTCTGGAGGCTTTGATCTCGGTTCCGCCAAACCAGTGGCCGAGAGGGAAGATGAAGGAGTCACCATTCACCTCAGCGACATCGAAGGCGAGAAGATGTTCTACGAGGAGAACGGTGAGAAGAAGCCCGTCACCTGGAAGGTCGCGGGATCCTACAGCAACATCTACCGACGGGCCAAGGAATCTCAGGTCACGAGGACGGTCAAGAAGGGTCGTTCTCAGAGCGTGACCGGAGAACTCCTCGGGAAGCAGGCCTTGGAGTTGGTAGCTGCTTGTAGTCTCGGGTTCGATGGACTGATCGACAGGGGGAAGAAGATTCCCTTCTCGAAGGACAACGCCAAGGTCATCCTTGACGCAGCTCCTTGGATCCGAGAACAGGTAGAATCGGCCATGGAGGACCACTCTCGTTTTTTCGAAGCGAGCTTGTAGATCTTATCGAGTACGTCAGATTTCTGGCGCTGCTGAAAGAGAAGCAATCAGATGGGTACACCTGGGAACAACATCTCCAGGCACTGATACGTCAGGGAAGGGAGGACCCGTCGGCCTTAGATGGGCCTCCCTTTCCCTGGCTACTCGAATACCTATTCGATTGGTTGGAAGAACTACAAGTTGGAAGAAGAACCGGAGTCAATGGTCCTGAGCCCATCACCTGGGGCGATGTAACTGAATGGGGTATTGCTACAGACCGACGAGTTCAACCTCATGAGGTGAGGGCTTTAGTACTGCTGGACAGAGTTTCACTTTATCCCAGTACCGGCGAAGAGGACAACCAAGATGGCTAACGGTGGAGTAGATATTGCAACCCTCGGGCTTCGGCTCGATGGGAGGCAGATGAAAGCAGAAGCTGCTTCTTCTGAGGCGGCTCTCAAGGGACTCGGTAAGGCTGGAAGCGCGGTCAATTCGATCATGCTCCAGCTGGGAGCCACCTTGAGTGCTGGCATCTTCCTTCAGCAAGCTACTCGCATGGCCGGCGAGTTCCAAGGAGCCATGCAGCAATCCCTATCCATCATGGAAGATGTAAGCGCTGCCCTTCAAGGTGAAATGGCAGATGCTGCTCGTCAGGCTGGGATCGAAATGAACCTTGGAGCTACCAAGGCGGCAGAGGCTTACTTCTACTTAGCCTCTGCTGGGTTCGACGCTCAGCAGAGTATCGGGGCGATGGGAGCGGTGGCTACGTTCGCCAAGGCGGGTATGTTCAACATGGCACAAGCCACCGACCTCGCCACCGATGCGCAGAGCGCGTTGGGCCTTACCTCAAAAGATGCACAGGAGAACCTGAAGAACCTTACGTCAGTAACCGATGTCCTGGTCAAAGCGAATACTCTGGCGAACGCATCGGTCGAACAGTTCGCCACCTCACTAACAACTGAAGCGGGTGCAGCACTCAGATCCATGGGTAAGGATATGGAAGAGGGTGTTGCTGTCCTCGCAGCTTTCGCGGATCAGGGTGTTAAAGCACAGGTCGCAGGTACTGGTCTTTCCAGGATCCTTCGACTCATGTCCTCCGCAGCAATCAACAACGCCGAAGTATACGAACAGCTAGGCGTCGAGGTCTTCGATGCATCAGGAGAGATGGCCAACCTGGCTGATATCGTATCCGACCTTGAAGGAGCCCTCGTTCCACTGGCAGATGCCGAGAGGGTAGCAGCTCTAGAGGCCTTGGGATTCCAGGCCAGGGTGCAGGGCGTCATCCTTCCCTTGATCGGAACCTCTGAGAAGATCAGGGAATACGAAGCAGCTTTGAGGGATGCAGGAGGAACCACGAAGGAGGTTGCTGATAAGCAGATGCAAGCTCCCTTCGAGAGGTTGGGTAAAGCCACCAAACAGATCACTGACGGTATGATTGATCTGGGGAACTCCATCCTCGAGAAATTGATTCCTGCGGCTGAGCTACTAGCTGAGAACATCGATCTGATCAAGGACGCAGTAATCGCGCTGACTATCGCCTTCGGTGCAGCGGGATTGGTTAAGGCTGTATCTGCGGTGGTTGGAGTATTCAAATCCTTCATCGCACTCCAGACGGTATCAACCTTCCTCTCACTCGTACCCGCGATCAAGAGCGTAAGGGATGCCATGCTGCTCCTCCAACTTTCCTTCGGTTGGATCGGGCTAGCCATCGCAGGTATCACCGCCATCGCATCCGCCGTCTTCATCTGGCGTAAGCGACAGAGAGAAGCGGCCGAGGCGGCGAGGGAAGAGGCTGAAGCATACCAGGAGAAACTGAACTCCCTCAAAGAACTAAATAACGAACAGCTCCAAGCTCTTCAGATCGAACTGAGGAGGAGGGAGATCCTTCGAGCCGAGATCCATAGTACACAGGGACAGATCATGGATCCCGAAGACTTCGCTGAGAACACGAAGCAATGGGATCGTGAGAAGGAGATGCTCGAAGAAATCAATCGACTGATGAGGGAACGTCAGGAGATTGAGGGAATAAGCACGGCCGATGCCGAAGCAGGAAGGAAGAGGTTCGAGTTAGCATCTAAGGTCGCAGATGCTATGCAGGTTGAGATCGATAAGGTTGAAGAGTTGAACCAGGCTATTGGGGCCGAACAGAAGGTGATTGATCTGATCAACCTGAAGTATGAGCGGAGAGCTGCTCTGATCCAAAATGCTTCGGAGTACTCAGGTCGAGAACTCGAAATCATCAACGCCAAGACCGCTGCTCTGTACGACCTGAAGGAACAGACCATCGAGCTTCAAGCTGCTGAGGATAAGAAGACAGCCATTGAGGAACTCAACGAGTTCGTTGCTGCTACCGAACAGGCGGCCGAAACACAGATCAATTTGATGATGGCTCAGGTCGCAGGGAACGAGGCCCTCAACGCTTTGAAGATAACCCTGGCAGGTGAAGCCGCTGTACAACAGTTGGAGTCACTGGCCAAGGAGAAGAACATCAAGCTGACCCAAGATCAAATCAGTGCTGTTCGGGAGGCGGCCGAAGTAACGGCTCAAGCTGCTCAAGAACAGGAACGTCTTACTGATGCCGAGAAGGAAAGCGAAAGGGCGAAACAGGAACAAGAACGTCTTGCTTCTGAGAAGGCGAAGAGACTGGCCGAACCTTACGCCGAAGCAGCGAGGAACATTCAGAACTCCTTCGCTGGACTGTTCAACGATATCTTCGACGATGGACTCAATGGATTCGAGGACTTCGCCGATAACGTGCTAGGGATCTTCAAGGACCTGGCATCTAACATCCTGGCGACGATGTTGGCGAAGAAGTATGGTATCACCGAGATGATGGACGCCTTGAACCAAGGATCCAGTATAGGTGATGCTTTGGGTAGCTTGACCACTGGTGGACCTATGGGAATCGCCGGCCTAGCCATTGGAGGTATCGGTCTTCTCAAGGGACTGTTCGGTGGAGATGATGAGGAACGGAAACGTCGGGATGAAATGAGAAACCGACTCCTCAAAGAAAATGCTGAGAGGCTCTCCGAGATCAAAGAGAACTTGGAAGGGTCTGTTGGTATCCGAGCTGAGGAGTTTGAAGTATCGAAGGACATTGCCGCTGCCATTCTCAAACTCGGTCAGCAAGAAGGTGGATGGGGTAAGCTCGGATCATATGTTACTGACACCGTGTCTACCCATAAGCTCTATGATCAGTTCAACGACATCTTCAAATCCTTTGGGATGTCCATCCAAGACTTCAGGAAGGTGGTTGAAGCATCTGGAATCAAACTGGTTGATGACAACGGACGGTTGATCGCCAGTGCTTTGATTCAAATCCAACAGGCCTTCGAAGATATGGCGGAAACCCTGAGGAAAGAAGAAGAAGCCTTCATGACCTCCCTGGCCATCAGGGAAGCTGCGGCTCAGGGCAATGATGAGTTCGTCGCTAGTGAACAGAGAAGGCTTGAGAAAGAAGAACAGATCAGGGATGCTATCGCCCGAGGCTTTAGCGATACGGCTCTCGCGGAACTCGAAAGAATCCAGATCCTCGAGGATGAAGCTGAAGCTCTTAGGAAGGCCAATGACGCGGCGAAGGAACGTCGGGGTTTCCTCGCCGATCTAGAAGCCCGTGAGGCCGCCCTAGCAGGAGATAAGAAGGGTGAAGTAACCGCCAGGCTAGTGGAACAGCAACAGCAAGAGATCGAGGCGGCTGAAGCACTGGTTGAAGCAGGTATCATAACCGAGGAGATGTTCCAGAGGTTGGTCGCCGTTCTCGACGGAGAACTAGCTGCCGCCATCCTGGCAGTAGGAGATGCTGCAACTCAGGCGTCTACCAACTTCCAGGAATGGGAAGCTCGGATCTATGATGCTACTGGCTTCACTGATATGAGTAGCAACATCCGAAACGAAATGAGGAGACAGGATGAGAGGGCCGGCCTAGTTGCTGGTGGAGCCTCTGATTCATTCCTCGAGTTCATCGACCTGCTTCACGAAGAGGAACGGGCATCAGCTCAGAGGGCGGTTGATTTACAGAACACAATCAACTCCATCAATTCAAACCTGAATGCTACCCTGACCTCCCTTAAGTCTCAGGAGAAAACGGTTCGAGATGGACTCGCTGCCGAGCTCGCTTCAATCAACGAACAGAAGGAAGCCATCAAGGCGAACACAGCCAAGTTCGACGATCAAATTGCTGCTGCCCGATCCCGATTGGACATGGCACAAAAACAAGTTGATGTTGCTGAGGAACAACTCAGGGTACATGAGGATCAGTTGAAGGAGCAGGAGAGACTGGTTGCTGCTACCCGTAAGGTGGTCGATTCACTAGGAGCATTCTCTGATGAACTCGCTCTTTCTGACGCCAGTACTCTATCTCCTACTCGTAAGCTTGAGGAAGCGCGTCGTCAGTATGAAGCACTTCTAGCCCAGGCCAGAGCAGGAGACGCAGATGCTGCGGGTCAACTGCCTACTGTGGCTAAGGCTCTGCTCGATGCTTCGAGGGCAGTTAACGCTAGCAACGCAGGATATGCTTCCGACTATAACTACGTCACTTCGACCATCGAAGAGATCCGGGGTCAGTTCGAGAATCAACTGACCGTCGAAGAGGCCATGCTGGCAGAACTCGAGAAGCAGACTGCTGGTATGCAATCCCAGGTGGATGCCGCTAACGCCGCAGTAGATGCAGCGGAGGCCCAACTGGATTCCATAAACGCGGCGAAGAACCAGGCTGAAGCAGACGCCCGAGCTCAGATCGCAGCGCTGGACGAGAGAGCTGCGGCGGCACGACAGGAAGCCAATGAAATCATCGCCGACCTAAGGGCTCAGGCGGACGCTGCGAGGGTCAGCGCACAGGAACAGATCGATGCTGCTAACGCGGCCGCAGCTGCTGCCAACCAAGCCGCTGCTGACGCCTTGATCGAATTCCTGAATATTGTTCGAGCTACTGAGGAAACTGCTGACAACACAGGAGAGACCAGAGATATCTTCGCCGACGGACCCATCATCATTCCGCCTCCTGATGGTGGCGATCCAATTGATCCTCCGATTGACTTCACTCCAATCGTGGACAAGATTGACGAAGAGATGGACCTTCTCCAAGCAGGTTTCAATGATCTCAGCGAACGGATGAGGGCAGTAGAACTGGCAGTCAACGAAGTCGATGATGGTATCGATAGACTCGGACCTGGGGACGTTCTTCCAGAATGATCTACTTAACCGAACTCAAGGCCTACGTTGAAGGGACTGGAGAAGTAACCTTCTACTTCTCTGATGGACTGGGGTATGCTACTCTCCCAACGGATACTCCAGACAATACCTTCTTTGATCCTCGTATTCTACAACCTCTCGATGTAAAGCGAGCCCTGTTCGCACCAGGTACAACCAGTGGTCGGACGAGGATCGGATATGGTACTCTGATCCTTGATAACTCTGATGGAGAACTCGACGATTGGTTGGACTATGGGTTGGATGGTAGAGAGATCATCGTTCGTCGGGGAGATCCCGGCGATGCATACCCTGGCAGTTGGACCACGGTCTTCAAAGGGACCATGGAACAACCTGAGGTTTCAAGGTCTAGGGTTTCGATTCGAGTAAGGGATAGACAGTTCGAGGTCAACGTTCCTCTTCAGTCCACGAAGTATGCAGGAGACAACGTTCTTCCAGCTGGACTCGAAGGGACCGAGGACGACATTGGAGGTAAGCCCAAACCTCTTCTCTTCGGATCTGTTCAGAACATCAACCCTCCGATCGTCAACACGGCGAAGTTGATCTATCAATTCCACGATGGACTGGCAGATGTAACCGCCGTATACGATAGGGCAGAGGCCCTGAGTCAGGAAGCTGATTACGCGAGTGAAGCCGATCTTCTGGATGATGCCAAACAACCCTCGGCTGGATACTTCAAAGTCTATCCCGCCAACGGGATGTTCAGATTGGGATCTTCACCCGTCGGATTGGTTACCTGTGACGCGGTTCAAGGAGCTGCTGTCGCGAATAGAACAGTGGCTCAGATCTTCAAGGGTATCCTAACCGAGGCCGGCCTATCAGCATCTGATTGGAACGCCTCAGATATCACCACCCTAGATTCAGCTTTCGGATATGAATGTGGAGTCTGGTTCGACCGAGAAGTTTCGGTTGCCGCAGCTCTTGATCTGACGGCTGGTACAGCTGGAGCGTGGTGGGGAGTTGATCGGACCGGGGACTTCAGGATCCAACAGCTTCTTGCTCCATCAGGGTCAGAGGTTCAAGCCTTCGTCGCTGATGATATGAAGAGGCCCTTCCAGAAACTTATTGGAAGAGAGAAAGGATCAGGTCTTCCAAGTTGGAAAACCATCCTCCGATACAAGAAGAACTACAACGTCCAGGCCGAGTATGTACTCGATGGTCAAACGGGTGCAACCGGGGATGCTGGACCCACGGGAGACGGAGGTCCTACTGGTCAGACGGGTGTTACTGGTGATACGGGATCCACAGGACCTCAGGGTGATACTGGTGCAACAGGGGCTCAGGGTCCTACGGGTGTTCAAGGTCCCACTGGTGTTCAGGGAGCTCAGGGTCCCACGGGTGTTAAGGGGATGTTCTGGTTGGGTGAGTGGGATTCAGGA